GGTGCGAATCAATTCACGGACATGTTTATTGGTGTCTGTGATAACTTGTCCTGCTCTTACTTTAGAATTGTTAAATGTTTTAATTTGTGTTCTGATAATGTCATTTGTAGCTATTCTATTTAGCACCACAGGATTAATTCCTCTGAATAGATTACCAATATCGGATAGAATGTATGTAATTTGTTTTGTTTCTTGTTCTGTAAATGTGGCAGTACCTGAAGCATCTACAAAAGAAGCATCACGGAACCAAACATCTTTAGTTGTGGCTAAATTATTGATGTCAATATTAAATGAAGCCTTCATATCTTCTAATGCTTTACCTGTGTATGAAGTATGAAACACAATACCAATTTGTGCAGCTTGCATCATTTGTGCTAATTTAGAATCAACAGGAACAGCATACACAATTGTATTTGGTTGAAATGTAATGTAATCGGTACCGTCAATAAGTTCATTTTTCAAATCGCCTTTGGTGAACATCATGTCACCTTGCAAGACACCTTTGATGCCAAGTTTTGGTAAGTATCTTAATGCTACTTTAAGTTTCTTGTTGAGGCCTTCGGCAGGATGATTGTTGTCAATATCTTTATCAGAGTAATTTAATTTAGCATTCTTCGCAAAAACACCTTTTGTTCCCACAAAGAATTTACCATTCTCTGGATTAATACCACAAAATACAGCAGGTGCACCGTCCCATTTTGTAGTAACATTAACTTTAGATTCAGAATGACCCGCTAACATATCTCGTAATGAACGAAGAAAGTTAATAGCGTCTCTTGTGCCGGCTACACCACGATTTAGAACCTCATCTTCAATATGCTCAAGATGAACATTCTTTCCTTCTTTTGATTCTTCTAGGTATTCTGCGAATTTCATTTCTTAATTCCACGATAAAGTAATTTAAGTCCTACGAATGAACCTAATTTACCTTTTGGTTTAGCTCTTCTAAATTCTGAATCACTTCGTATTGTCATTAATAATGTTACTGTTTCTGTTTTTGTTGATAAGTCAATAAACCATTCTTGAACAGATTGTTTATTTAGATACGCCTTGGCCTTTATAACCTTTGGTAATATCTCAACTAATGGGTCACCAGCAACTTTGTATTTGTCACGAATAGCTTTAACTAGAACAAGAGGAACTTCTACATCTTTTTTCTCAAGTCTGAATTCTTGGTTAATCCATTCTTTAGTTGCTTTTAAATCTTTATTGATAACTGAACACAATTTTTCACGGCATGTTTTATTCATAATGCCATATAATACATCAAATTGTTTTGGATCAGCTTCAAAGAAATCTATCAGTTTTTCAATTAGTATAACATTTGGCTTTGTAGCATCTTTTGTACCAACACTCACAAAGTAGTTATCAGCTGTTACTGATTTTGGTAAGCCTGGTATTTTTGAATACACATTTTTCCAAAGTTCTTTCTTCAATTCTGGCACCGCTCTTGGTGCTGATTTTAACCACATTGATTTTGTTAATGTAGTTTTAACATAACTGTTTAGTTTTGGTTCTGCTGATGTTTCAGAACCAGCCTTCAATGAAACACCGATACTCTTTGGTGCTTTAGTTTTATCTTTAAAGAAAACAAAGACATCGCCTGCGTGGTTGCTTGGAATGCCTTGAGGCTTTTCACGGTAACCCCAAACAACTTTATCAATCGGTCTTTCTTTGTGCATATCATACAAATACTTTAATACAGCATAAGCATTTTGTATCTTTTCTGCTCGCATTTCTGGACGAATTCTGTCCATTAATACTACGAATTCTTTACCAGCTTTTAGATTACTTTCAGTTACAAATGATTTTCTTGATTTAGGTGTTTTTAAATCAACAGAACGAATGAAATCTTCAAGGGCATCTGGAGTCTTTGGTTTAAAACCATTATTGAAACATAACGCAGGGAACAATTCTGTAATAGTAGAATTGACCGTTGTTTGTTGTCCGCCAGTTAGGTATTTGATAGCCATACAGTATTTATGCTAACACAATTACCGAATGATGTCAAGTTCTTTGCCAGAGGTCCAAACTTCAATCTCCGTTCTTATTCTATTCTCCGCTTGTAATGATTCAAACCTTGTAGTTGCCTTGCGTTTCCACCAGTCTATAATCGCTTCCAGATGGTGTTTATCGTAGTTTTCTTTATCAGGAATGAGTTTATCTGTCTTACCCATAACAACATCGGCAAAATTAGAGAACCCATAGTTTGAGGCATAATACCTTTTCTTTTCTGTAAGATTTAAGGCATTATTAATTGTAGTCATAAACTTCTCATATTCAGGTTCACCTTTGAGAGCCTGTTTAGTCAAAGATATGATTTTATTAGATATTTTAAGTTTGCGACTTGAAGCATCGGCTGGTACGATTTCACCAAGGATACCTTCAACATAATTCTTGAGGTCTTCATATGGTTTACCGTGCATCATTGGTAGAAACTCTGAATCGGTTAAACCTTTGAATCTTAAATATGGTTTCATACCATCATACTGTGAGGATGATTTAGAAGAGCCATATAAACTGGTCGTTTCAAATAAACAAGTATTCATATCATACTTGGCGTTTAACTTCTCACGAACCCAATGAGAACAACAAATAGCTGCCAGTAATTTACCACCAAGATAATTAAAACCAAATGGTTGAGATGGCACAATTACAAAGCCCATAATTGAGGTTTGATTGAAAGACTTGGCGGATTCTGGAGTTTGAGTAAATACACCGCCAAGCATTTCATTACGAGGTTTCATATTGATAACAGGAGAACCAAGACGAATAAAACCAACCCATTTATTTGTTTTCTTTTCTAATACAGCTAATCTTAAACAACGGCCTGGAATACTGGTCATATTAGAATGAGATGAAATCATATTGAGATAAATGTCCCAATTATCTTGTGGTAGTTCCACAAGTTCAAAGTCCATATCATTTGGATGTATGGTGAAATCAGAAAACAAATCTTCTTCTGGTGCAATACCAGGTAAAGCTGTAGGTCTATCTGACAAACTGTTTAGTTTTTGGTCACGAATGTAATCATCAATTCTTTCAAATCTATCAAAGTAATTGGAGAAAACACTAGCACAATGAAGTGCCTGTTCTTTATTTAAGCTCAAACTTTAAAACCTTCAAATTTATTGTTAAGACCTCTTTCACGATTACCAAAACTATTCAATGGTTTATCGTCTTCTTGGCCGGAATCAGCAAGGTTACTTTGTGCCGAAGCTTCGGCATCATATAACCTCATTTTAGCTCTGTCAACACCAATCACAAATCGTTTATAATAACTAGGGTCAGAATACCGATTCTTTAATTGTTTAACAAGAATTTGGTTTAACCCTTCAAGTTCTTCATTGGTCACCAAAGCAAACATGAAGTCAGCTGTTGCTGGTAGACCAAAAGATTCAGAGGTGTCCTCAAGGCCAGGATCGGAGTTTGTAAAACCTGACCTTGTTGTTTGGGTTGCGGACACAATTGGCACATTATTCTCTACGGCAAGACCACGAAGTTCTTCAGCGATAGACTTGATATAGGAATAAGTATTCACATTAGCACCAGGTTTAACTCGTGCTGAGGTACAGATGTTGAGATAATCAACAAATATAATTTGAGGTGTAAAATTCTTTTTAAGTTGAAGTTCATTGATTAAAGCTCTGAAGTGTAATACAGAAGCTGCTGCCGTTGGATATTCTTTGATAATTAATTTACCGTTAGTCTTTGCTTTTACAGTTTCAAACTTACGGCTATAATCATCTTTAGAAATAGTATGAAGTTCATTTAGATTAATGTTTAGCAAGTTAGCATCAATACGCTCTGCAATCTTTTCTTCGGCCATTTCCATAGTGATATACAATACATTCAAACCTTGTGCAAGAGCAGCCGCTGACATATGACACATAAACAGAGATTTACCAACACCAGTTCCTGCCAAAACAATATTCAATGTTTTAACTGGAAGACCGCCTTTGGTAATCTTATTGAATAAATCTAGGTCAAAACGAACACGAGATTCAACTTTGTGATATGAATCATAACGAGAATCAGAATCATTAATGTAATCATGGCCAACATTGTTATTGAATGTAACACCAAGAGCATCACTCAATAGTTTAGGAATTTCACCTTTAGCTTTTTTACCATTCTTATCGTCAAGGATGCCAACAGATTCCATAATGGCATTATAGATAGCTTTGTCTTGGCAAAACTTTTCAGTTTGTTCAATAAGCCATTGTGTTTCAGTTGGCTCATTCTTAACAAGGTTAATTTCTTTGAGAAGGTCAATCGCACCAGATACCTCAGCGTCTGTGAGTGTTTTCTTTTCTGTAAAGTTAATTACAAGAGCTTCGTGTGTTGGTGGATTTTTGTATTTGTGAATGAATTCAAATACTTCACGGAATACTAAACGCTCATTATTATCTGAAAAATACTCTGCACGAATAAATGGTAAAACTTTTCGTGTGTATTCATCATTGTAAATCAGGTTCTTGAGTATCGTCTGTTCTAGTCTGTTCATCGTGTGTTTGTTTCGTCAATAATATTTCTGATAAGATGTCACCCATAATGGTATGAAATTTTTCATCATTTGTCAAGGTGTCAATGTCGTGTTCACCTGGATTCACTATGGTATAACCAAACTGTAATCTGGCAATTTCACCTTCTTCAACAACTCTAGCTTTATGATAATGGTAAAGGACTCCTTTATA